TAAATAATCGCGTTGAGCAGGTTAAAACAAAAGCAGAAGAACGCTTAGAAGAAGTAAAAGAGAATGTTAAAGAGGCAGTCTCCGATGTTGTTGACGCTTACAGGTCTCCTCCAAAGGACCCTGCTAAGAATAAACCTAAGAAAGAGGATGCTGTAAAGGTGGAGGATTCACCGGAGGAGTGATATGCCAAATAGCATAAACGATGACATTTTTGATAGGGCGGTAGATAATGCCGCCATGTCTCGTTTGTTCGAAAATGAAGTTAACGTAGAAGTAAACAGGATTCTACGAAGACATCAAAAAAGAATAAACAAGATAGCTCCACAGTATGACTTAAACAATCCTACTTCTCGTAGAAAACTTATAGAGGCATTAAAGAAAGAGGCCCCTAGATTCAGCAAAGAAATGTCAGTTGCTGTTGGGGGCCACATGAATGATTTTGGTTCTGCCCAGATAGAGTTTAATACTAGTAGCCTAGACAAGGCTTTAGGGGAAATATTTAAAGTTCGAAGGCCAACCTCTAATGCAGAACTTGATAAGATTGTAGGTGGTAATATAAAAGGAGGCTATACATTAAGCCAACAATTTTCTCGTATCTCTCAAGGTGAGCTTAAGAGAATGAGAAACACCATTAACAACGGCTTGTCTAAAAAACTTACAAATAAAGAGATTGTTGAAAAACTTAAATCTACTACCAAGCTTACTACAAGCCAAGCAAACGCTTTAGTAAGAACAAGCATCACTAGAACCAGTAGTCTAGCTACAGTACAAGTGATGGAGCAAAATAAAGACTTAATGAAAGGGTATAAATTCTCCGCTATCTTAGACAGCAGAACATCTCAGATATGTTCTTCCCGAGATGGGCTGGAGTTCCCTATAGAAAATAAAGACAATTTACCGCCATTACACTGGCGTTGCCGTTCTACTATAATACCTATTACAAAATCTTATTCCGAGTTAATGGACACTAAAAGCGATCGTGTAAAAAAGAAAGTTCTTAGTGCTCTTCCTGAAAAGGAACTCAAAAAGCTAGATGGCCGTAGTCCTCAGAAAGAAGGCTACAGTGCTTGGCTTAGAAGACAACCCCAAGAAGTTAAGTTAAGACATTTTGGTGGAGACGAGAATAGGTTAAGTTTGTTTGAACAAGGCTCTTTAGAGTTAAAGCAATTTTTTACCCCGTTGGCGGCTAAAGTAAATATGCAGTCTCTTAGAAGGTGGCAAGCAAGGTCTACAAGCAGATTCTTTACTAAAGAAAAAGCTATACAAAAAGCAGCTATCGCTTCTGCTTATGCTAGAAAACCACAAGAGTTAGTTAGAAGCAAAGATAGGCAGGCTGAGCTAAAATCCCTATATGTATCTGAAGCCAATATACACAACTCTTCTTTAGGGCTTGTGGATTACAAAGGTACTTCTTTAGTGGGCAAGAGAGCTTCAAGAAGCAGGTCTGAGAATGTGTTTGACCCTAGGTCACAAGTTATTGACCCAGTTACGGGGGAGAGTAGAAATACTCTTATGTATAATCCAGACTTTTCTGTATACCAAGAGAGACTAGACTTCTTGCAAGCAAGTAAAATATTAAAGCAAAGAGATAAAGACTTCATTCAAGACTTTGTTGCTAGCCTAGACGACACAATGTCTGTAAACCAACAGACTGCTGTGCTGGAAAACCTTAGACTTAACTTCGAAAGATATTACAACCCCCAAGCTAAATCTTATAGACAGCCTTGGGAAAACTATGAAGGAGTTATGAGAGCCGAAATGGTTAACTCTGTTATTAACGTATCAAGAATACTTGACAGAAGATCTAGGAGCCGGTCTCAACAGTTTGGCAGTTTCTTTGCCGGAGACCCTGATGCTAAGATGAACATCAATGGTAAGATGACTTCTTTTGATGAGTTATCCGCTAACCTTAGCGCTGACCAGCGTTATGTAGATAGATGGTTAGACACTAAAGGCAGAGAGTATGCTCGCAAGGCTTATTTTACTGGCAGGTCACCTTTAAGGACTTACTTTTTACCACCAATAGATAAGAAGATAGTGCCAGACATCAAACCAAGAAAGTGGTTAGAGGGTGTTATAGGCGAATATTGGACTAAAAAGCTAGTTGGAGAGCCTACAGAAAGACTAATTGACATAGCTGTCCGTAAGATGAAGAATGCGGTTAACCCTCGATTACTTATACAAAAGCAGTTAGATAGGCTTAGTATAAACAGAGCTTATCACAAGAAGCTACGAGAAGGGGTTGACCAAAAGTTTAATGAGCAAGCTATTACTGCATTATCTAAAGCATTTAAGACCATAGCTGAAGGGCAGACCACTGACTACGACGCTCTGGCTATTGCTATAGGTAAAGGGTTAATAGGGGATAAAGGGTCTTTAAAGAATGGTAAAATAGGTGATTACCCTTTATCTCATCCTTTAAAAGCAAAGCCCAGTATAAAGCACTACCATAGGGTAGGTTCTAAACTACTTAAGCAACTTGAAGACCAAGGTAAGATAAAACTTGGATACAGAGGCGTAACACGCAGGGCAGTACATGATATAGAAACAGGTAGACCTGGAGGCCCTTGGAGAGATACTCTAAGCCGAGAGGTCCAGATTATTGATAAAGACATGCTAGAACTGCAAGCGGCTCACCGTAGATTGTATGTAGCCAGAAGGATAGGCATAGTAGAAAGCAGAGACAACTTGCTAGCTATCCCCGGGCATGGCCATTATAGGACTGCTGATGGAACTGTAACTGGACAAGCAATTATTACTAGGCGAGCTAACGCCAACTATGATAAAGTAAGAATAGACAGAGATATGGCCGATGAGATTAATTGGGCCAATAATGTTAAGTGGGAAGTAGACGAAGACTTTGGCTCTTTTATGCTTGACTTAGCAAGGTTCAGAGATCCCAGAGGTAATACTAAAAAATGGGATGAGTTAAACGGTTTTCGCCAAATAGTCCTTGACCGAAAGGAACAAGGGTTGGGCATGATGGAAACAGTTAAATGGCATCTTAAACGCAAGAAACCCTTTACTAACTCTCACCAGATAGACGGTAGAGGGAGAATATATGCTAACGGATACTTGACCCCTACAGGAGGAGAATTCGTTAGACCTTTCCTTAACACACACAAGAGGGCAGAAATAGGCGAGGGTGGATGGATAAACTTTCAGGAGCAGGTGGGTTCACTACTAGGTCCCGCTACGGAAGCATTAACTAACGCTGGAAGATTTGAAATCTTTGACAGAAATAAAGCAGGTATGCTTGAGCTCGGGAGACTTATACAAGGCACAACCCAAAAAGATGCGCGTATGCGTAAGACTCTCAGTCATCCTCTGATGACACAGATGGATGCTGAAGAACACCCAAAACTTTTAAGGCTTGCATTAGAATATGCTCGAATGCATGACCATGTAGGAGGTGATTTTTCTAATACTAGGAAGTTGTATAGATACGTTACCCAGTTACCCATAGAAATTGATGCGTCTGCGTCTGGTGCGCAAATTATTGCCCTTAGTACGCGCAATAAAGACTTGGGCTGGGAGTCTAATGTACTAGCGACTCCTAAAAAGAATAGACTCTACGATACTATGGCTATGGACACCGTAGCTGACCCTAGATTCCAACGTATTAATGATCTTGTAGATGATATTACGTGGGAAGACCTTTCTAAGGCTGCTAAAGCCCAGAACATGGTCTCATTCTATGGTGCTGGTAGAGCTACTCAAGCTAACAATATAGCAGATAAGTTTGCTAAAACCTTGTTAGAAAAAGACAAACTAGTTGTTGTTCGTAACAGAACTAGTAACACACCTAAAGACGCTCTGTCTCTTAGTGAGATTAATAAAACTATTGATCTAAATATTAAAGACGCAGAGAGAATAGGTGCTACAGAAACTATTAAGGAGCTTCGCGATTTAAGAGATGAGATTAACGCTGTTATACTCAAAGAGGCACCCATAGGTAACAGAATGCTTCATATGTCTAAAGATGTTCACCCAGACGTAGAAGACTTTGTTGAGAAACTTACAGCTGGAAGATCTAAATTAATTGGACCTAACGAGTTTAAGTTGATATCAGATATTATGGCTGAAAAGCTATCTCAACGTGCTCCTGTTACTGATAAGTTTATTGGCTTCTGGAAAGAGGCCGCACAAGAATACATTGAAGACACCGGGAAGGTAGATATCCCTTGGGTGACCTTTGATGATAAGAAACTCTATCAACGTTACCGTCCTGTATTGGAAGAACGAATAGAGTTTACTGATCCTACTACTGGACGAAAAGTTTACAATGTCTACAAAGACTCGGTAACTGACGGAAAGTTAAAGGGGAAGTCGTCAATCATTGATGCAAGAACTGGTTATGGTGTAAACGGTAATCATTCAAATGATGCGGCAATTGTTCGACAGTTCCATTTATGGGGACGAAAGAACAATATAGAAACTGCAACCATCCATGATGCTTTCTTCGTGAACATGGGAGAAGCAACA